GATAGGTGTACTAAAAGTCCAGAAGGATGGCTGGGCGATAGTCGCCACTCCGCCAGAAAATCGGATCATAATCCAGACACAGACGGGTGTTGCAGAGGTCTTGATATTAATTCTCGGTTGGAGTCATCCGATAGCCTCGCACCTTATCTGGCTGACCAGATCAGAATTGCCGCCAAATCAGATCCACGTTTATCATACGTCATCTATAACGGGCGCATATGTTCAAAAATATTAAATTGGAAATGGCGTAAATACAAAGGTATTAACCCACACAAGAAGCACATACATATTAGCTTTACAAAGTTAGGCGATAAAGATAGCAAGCCGTTCGATATACCACTACTAGGGGGTAACTTATGAAGATAAGCAAGAAGCAGAAAGCAATACTTAAAACCTATGCACGTGGCGTATTGGTGTCATTCTTGACATTTTTAGCTAGTAATGAATTAGGTTTAGATCCAGCGGTGTCTGTAATTGTTGCAGCATTAGCCGGTCCAGCAGCTAGGGCTTTAGATAAATCCGATAGTGCTTATGGCCTCGGTGCAGATGAAGCATGAGTCCGGCAGAATGGGCAGCCTTTGGCGCTGGCGGTTGCGCCGTGCTGAGTGCCGTACTAATAGGATTACGTTTTTTAGTTAAAGGCTGGCTTAACGAGTTACGTCCTAATGGTGGATCGAGTATGAAGGATCAACTAACAAGATTAGAACAGCGTGTTGATGATCTGTATTCACTAATAGTTAAGCGACAATAATCCTATGGCTGATACAAGGCGTAAGCGTAAGAAGATAAATAAGCGCGTGGTGCGTAAATCACCTGAGCCATTATCTAAACTAGATCAGCATTATATTGCTATGAATGAGATATATAAGGCTGCACGTAAGGCTGGTTTTAGTGAGAGCTGTAGCTTGTATTTTGTATCAGATAGAGCGACTATGCCAGACTGGGTTATTGGTGATGGGGGCATCATACCTAGTATAGATCCTACAGAAGAAGACGAAGATTAAGCGTGTTGCGTTTGTAAGTGACTTGCAAGTGCCTTTTTTTAATGAGGCTGCAGTGAAATCTACTGGTAAGTTTCTAGCTAAGTGGCGACCTCATCAAACTATTTGTATTGGTGATGAAATAGATTTACCACAGCTAGGTGGTTTTAACGCTGGCACAATAGATGAGATGGTCGGTAACATCAATGATGATAGGACACAGACACAAGAAGTATTAAGTTACTTGGGAGTAACAGACGTACTAGGAAGCAACCATGGAATCAGACTTTACAGATCAATTAAAAAAAGACTTCCCTCATTCCTCAATTTACCCGAAATGCAGTATGAGCGTTTTATGGGATATGATAAATTACAAATCAAATTCCACCCTTACGGACTTGACTGGGCGCCAGGCTGGACAGCCGTTCACGGTGACGCTTTCCCTCTTAGCCAAATTCCTGGACAAACGGCTTTAAATGGGGCTAGAAGGCTAGGAAAAAGCGTAGTGTGTGGGCATACCCATAGATTAGGGTCAGCGGCCTTTACAGAGGCATCTAGAGGCCAATTAGGGCGTACTGTATGGGGCTATGAAGTCGGCAATTTGGTCGATCTAAGTAGTTCAGGCATGGCGTACACTAGGGGTTATGCAAATTGGCAGCAAGGCTTTGCCGTTGCCTACGTTCACGAGCGTAAAGTGTCTGTTATTACAATACCGATTAACTCAGACGGTAGTTTTATATTTGAGGGTAAACTTTACAAATAACGTTATCAAATCGTTATCAAAAATAACTAACAAATCATCCACAAAGTCGTACACACGTGCGACACTATTGCTATGCCACAAAGCGTGAGCATAGAAGGGCTACAAATGAAAATACAGATTGACTTGAAAGCAGCTGATTTTGAACAGCTGTGGACTAATTCGATGGAATGGGTGAACCAAGATTGGCAAAAACAGGAAGACAGATTTGATCCAAGCCCATTGTTTAGTTGGAAATATGCATATTGGTTTGATAATTATGCAGCACTTAAAATGGCTGAGGGTTTTATAAGTTCATTGGGTAAGAACTACGCCATACATAGCGATGAAGGCACAGGCGACTGGGTAATGCTGACCAATTACGCTAGTCCATGCTACCTACGCAAAACGCTGGTGAACGCATGATAGAGACAACAGCACCGTGGCTAGTGCTTTATAGTGTGCTTGGTTACTTCATTCTTTGGGGCGTTTACTCAACTATCAAAGATAACGCATTTCAGTCTGGCTATTGGAAAGGCCGTAAAGACGGCTATGACATGCACAGACGTATAACAGATAGCAAAACTAATGCCGACAACAACTGAACAGCTGTTAGATAATGTCGTCAAAACTATTCATGCGCGAGGTGTCAGTTATGGGCACCCAATTTCTCAGCACAAAAGGATTGCCGAATTGTGGACTGCTTATTTGGGTTATCCAATTCAACCAAACGAAGTTGCAATTTGTATGGCGTTGGTCAAGATCAGCCGACAAGCTGAAGATGCTGCGTACCTTGACAATTACGAAGATGCCATCGCCTACCTTGCAATTGCAAAAAGCATTACAGATGCCATGCAAGACGACTCAGACGATTGGAAAGACTAATGGCATTTGATCTAAGTAATTACGAAACCGTAGACGAAAGACTACATAAGTGGTGGAAGGAGTTCCCAGATGGAAGATTGGAAACAGAAGTTGTCGAGGCCTCAAACACTAGATTCATTGTTATTTGTAGGCTATTCAGAACCGAAGTCGATCAAAAACCGTACGCTACTGGAATTGCGAGTGAGACTGTTAGTGATCGTGGCGTTAATGCGAATTTTGCTTTACCTAACTGCGAAACAAGCGCAATTGGTAGAGCGATTTCAAATGCGGGTCTCTCAGCTAAAGGCAAGCGTCCAAGCAGAGAAGAAATGGCGTCTGTAAATGAAAAACAATTTACACCTAAATATGGCAGACCAGGATCTAAGTCGGCTGCGATGGAGTATGCGTTACATCTTACTGACACACAACTTAAAGATACTACTAACGAGCCTGTTCCTGTTGCTTGGTCTATTGGCGACAGCATTAGTCAAATTAGTGAAGTTCCTACTGTTGGGTTTACTTGTAGGCATGGTGATATGGTAAAGAAAGAAGGCATCGCCAAAGCAACTAATAAACCGTATGCAGGTTATGTATGCAGCGCACCTAAAGGCGATCAATGTGATGCTAAGTGGGCAAAACTCACAGCTGCAGGCACATGGTTTTGGCCAGATGATGCAGAGTCAGGTAAAGGGGGTGAATAGATGGGATATTTAGAAGTAATAAACGGTTCAGGCTTTACATTACGCATGGAAAATGATAATGAAAGCCTAAACCTAAGTACCGATAGATGTGTATCTTGTAATGACGACAGATTATTACATGATGGACAGTATTTGGTATGCACTCAATGTCATTGCAGACAATAAGGAAGGGGATTTTATCACATGTACACAAAATTTAAGTGTAATGGCTGTGATCGTAATACCGAGTTTTTATGGCTGGAGCAATTAGATACGCCTGATGGATTCAAGGCTTATCAGTGCATGGACTGTGGCTGTGTTGGTGTTAAAAATATAGCTGAGGCTTTACACATTCCAGATAGTGACTTAGATAGGTGCAAGCAGTGTGGTGGCTGGCAATTCCTGAGCAGTGGTTGCCACACTTGTGCATTGATAGGGGCTAAGTAATGCCTACCTATGAATACAGTTGTGCTGAATGTGGAACCTATGGATCTACTAGCAGCTCTTATCTAGATAATTTGCCTATTATGGAATGTCCCAAATGCATGACAATTATGAATCGCATTTATTCAGCACCAGGTATTGTGTTTAAGGGTACTGGATGGGGTAGTAAATCATGAGTGAGGGTGGTTACGATGAAACTTGGATGGAGCTTGATGATTTTAAAATTTGCACATTGGTCGAAATTCTTGCGTGATTTGACATGCCATGCTACCCTAAAGAAGCGTTCGATCTTAAATCGAAAAGCTGAGTCGCCAGGGGCTAGACTCGGAAGGCGCAGAGTTTGGGCGACCTTTATGCTAATTGCATTTATCAGTTGCTTTTTAAAAGATTATTCCGTTGCTAAAGAGAATTACAAACCAACTCATTACAAGCAGTACATACTGATTACATTAAATAATTTAGATGAGACATACTGTTTAGTAGAGCTGTATAACAATGAAAGTAGATTTAATCCTAAAGCTCGTAATGGCTCACACTATGGGATACCACAAGGTAGATCTAAGTATCTAGCAACAGTAGATGGTACTAAGCAGATAGACTGGGGTATTAAATACAATCTAAATCGATATGGATCTATGTGTAAAGCATTACAGCATTACAAGATAAAGGGATGGCATTGAGTCGTAAGGCAATAAGCACAGGTAAGTGGAAGAAGCTACGCATCACCATACTTGACCGAGATGGCTGGCAGTGTGCTATGTGTGGTGGGCCTGCAGACACCGTAGATCACATTATTCCACGTGTAAAAGGTGGCGATATGTGGGCAACAGATAACTTACAAAGTCTATGCAAGAAAGACAATAGCGCTAAGGGTGGTCGTTTTTTTAGTCACAAGGCGACCCCCCCTGTCTTTTCACAACGTTCTCTCCCTG